CTTGGGAGTTGGGCCAAGATCGCTCTGGCCCGCGGTGTCGCGCCTTGCGGCGTCGATAAAGATGGGGAGCGCCTGCACTTGCGCGACGGCTGCTCCAAGGTCTACCCCACCTTCGTACCCAAGCGCAAAGGCTCGGACGTACTGGAGATACAAAGTCTCCATGTAGGGGGGGATGCTAATGATGTCCGCGTCCGAGGTTAGCTCGGGCCATAGCCGGTAGTAGGTGGCCGACAGCGCAAGGTCATCCACGACCGTAGGCTGGGGCCAAATCTTGAGCGTTGGGACGGGGGTGGACTTCTCCGCAAGGACGTTCCACTCCAGGGCGTACCCTGTCACGAAGTTGTTCTGTACCAAGGCGAGCGAGTCAATCCGCATCAGCTCGGTGGTGGTCCCCGAAAACGCGGTTCGTGTGAACCCGTCTGTACCGAAAACCTTGATGATTGTGCCGAAGTCGCTCGGCAACTGAATGCGCCCCATGCGCACCGTGAAGGAAACCGTGGGCGTGCCCGTCGCCCCTGGAGGGTTGGTCGCGAGCGTGATGGTGTTAGCGTCGGCGTTCGTCAGGATCTTGTGCTCAGTCGTAACGCCTGCCGCATCAGTCAACTGAACCGTGTCGCCAGCAACTAGAGAGTAGGACGCAAACGCGCTACTGAGTTCCAACGTCTTTGTCAAAACCGTGAGCACTGCGCCTGTTCCCGTGACTGCTGCTCGAAAGCCTATGGCACCCGTGCTTCGGGCCATGTAGACCCAATCTCGAGCAGACTCCATAGCTTCGCCCGCCTGGTTGAGAGCGGTGAGCCCCGTTACCGTTGAGGACATAGGTCCACCAAGGGCGTGTTCGATGTGGGCTAGAGCCTGCCGTGCTAGTAAAACCATACTCGAATAGAAGGGAAAGTGACCCCCAAGGCGGTGAGGAGTACCGCCAAGGGGATCGGGTTAGGTCAAAAGCCTAGGCATGCTTAGTGCCTAGACCAGTTCCGCAGAACCAAGCCTTGAGCACAAGGCCGGTATTGGCTTCAGGGGCCAAGCCAATGATCATGTCACCGGTCGCAGCCACAACAGCAGCACCCGCGCCATCCGAGGTGATCTTGTCGCCTTCCGACAAGTCGGCGGCGGCTTGGACCAGGATCTCGGTATAGCCTTGGATGAGGAACTTGCCAGTGGAGCCACTATCAATCGCCTCCATTGCCATTACCCACTGAGTCCCCTCTTCCGCACCAGCCGCGACCGCTGCCGAAGCAACAGCCACGCCGTAGGTCGAGCTGGGCGTGAAGGTCATGTCAATGGTGTAAATCACACCTTTCGTGATGGCGTCATGCGCCACCAAGTCCACTGTGATCTCACGCGGAAGTACGCCAGAGTTACCTGGCAGTCTGTCAAAAATAAATCCCATATCAATAACCTCCTAGTTATTAGATGACGCCAGTGGCGGGGTGAACGATGAATCCCTTGCTGCGGTCGCAGCAGACGAGTTGGTTGTAGGTCTTGAAGACCTGCACATACTCGTTGGGCTTACCAACCGCGGTGAGGTCTGTGACATCCCCCGGCTTCATGTAACGGTCGCGCATGAACATCGGGTTCATGTACTTCTTAGAGACGCCGTAGTAGCGGGGTCCATCCTTATCCACACCAGCCTCGACCTCACCCTTGAGGGTGGCTGACCCATCCTTGTAGAGTTGAGCAGCGTTTAGGGTCGTGATGTTACGGAAGATCATGTTGTCCAACGTAACGCCCATGTGACTCAGCTCGCGTGTGCCCCAAGTGTCCTGTCCCGCACGAAGCGCGGCAGTAACCACCCGAAGGCCGGTGTCCGAACAGAAAACCACGTTGGGAACCGACTCCATCACCCCGTCTTCAGGGTTGAAGGGGAGCGGCTCAAAGTGTGAAATCTGAGCGGCGTAGATCAGGGAACCGATGAGGTCACCGCCGTCTTCTGCGTCACCACCGTAGGTGGCATACTCAACGCGCTGGTTGTCCCACTTCGAGTAGGTCGCCGGGGCGAGGCCGAGAACGTCAGTCATTGCCGTTCCGTCCGCCTGAAGGGGGAGTCCGGTTGTCTCCTCCGTCATGTAGTACGGAATCGACATCGGAGCGGTAAAGTTCGTCCGCATTGCAGCCTGGTCAGGTGCAGCCCAGAACTCGCCCTCAAACTGGTCAGCTTGAGTTTGCGTTAGGTTCTGATACTTCCCTTTCAGGATGTCGTTGAACTTGGCTCGGATGTACTCCTTGCCCATTGAGCTGTCGGCGTTCAAGTCAAGCTCGACCTCATCCCATGCGAGGTAAGTCGCATAGAAAGACATCTGAGTGGTGACCTTGGTTCCGACTTGCTTGTTGTCGTAGTCAAAGCGAAGACCGGCACCGCCGAAGCGTTTACCGACGTTCTCTGACTTCAGGTAGAGGGTGTCTCGGATCGTTTGACCCGTGTGAAGCATCTCCTCGTCGGTTTTGCCGCCGACCAGGAAGTTACTGGTGTAATGGGCTTGCTGAACAAGGTTTCGATACCCGTTCTTGCCCCCGAGCGCAGTTTCGCTCGTCTCGCGAACTGTGTCCGCGAAAAGGTCTGTAAGACCAGCCATGATAATATCTCCGTATTTGAAAGAGTAGAGTTAGGTGAAACGAAGAGTGCGCTAAGACCTGCGGCCCATGTTGGTGCTCCATGCCCGATCAAACCCAGCATCGAACATCTCGCGCTTGGTCGTGGGATCGGGAAGCGGAACAGCGTTAGAGTTTGACCCCGGTGCTTCGGCTACTCGTCGTTTCGTCGATGTCTCGCCCCCGTAAATGAGAGATGCGGCATCACTCAGCGCAGCCTCGATACGATCCTCGACTTTCATCGCGGCGTACTTGTCGGCGTTTATCCGAGTGATCTCCGTTGCCATCTGCTCAAGCTTGGCACGAGACTCAGGTTTGGAAAGATCAGGGCGCGTTTGCGCCAAACCATCCATTACCGCATCGGCTTGCTTACGCAGCGGGGCCAGTTGGCGTTCCGACTCTCGCTGCTCAAGCTGCTTCCGTAGTGCCTCATTTTCAGACGCACCCTTCTGCAAAGCCTCAATGATAGGACGGGCGGCTTCCTCGCCTAACTCTTCTACAACGGCGGTGTAGTCTACTTCCCCCTCGGTGGTCCCATCATCGCTACCCACACCGTCGCCATCGGGTGCAGCAGTCGTTTCAGGGGTCGAGTCGGAAGCTGGCTGGGCCGATGCTTCGCGTTCGCGTTTCTGCCTCTCGAGATGCTCCCGGTCGGACTGACGGCGAATAGTGCTCGCCTCCTGCCCCATCGAGATGATCTCGGCCTCGGATTTCCCCTTGAGACTCTCGGGCGGGAGGCCGACGCGCTTGGTTTCGGCAATGGCCTCTAGGACCGTCATGCTGTCAACACTAGCGTCGGGGTTGTCCCCTGAACCTACATCTTGGGAGTTCGCGTCCTCTTCCGCAACAGGAAGTTGAGGGTTATTTGAAGGAACTTCGTCCACGTTTACCGCTTCTGAACTCCCCATAGCCTCGGCGTTCTTGTCCCAGGCACGGTCAAATGCGTCATGGAACTCCCCTTTTGCTTCTGTTTCCTCTTGGTCAATCATCCTTTTGTCCGCTCCTTCTTGGACTTATTGAAATACTCTGGGTCACCAGCCGAGGCGGAGGCGTCTACCTCCTCAAATATGTCCCGGTTGTACTCTAACTGCGGGTTTGCCCTCTCGATGCTGGCGATGTCGCGCAGACCTTCGATGATGGGTTCGCCCTTTTTCGTGTAGTTCGATGCGCCCTTAGTCCACTTGGGAAGCGACCTAGAGATGTGAGCCACACCCTTTGATATCTGAGCCACCTGGGGCACATCGTAGTGCTGGGATTGGGCGGGGTGAGGCTTTGAGTCCTCGATGACCTTCTGCTCTACGAGCTGAGATCCCGAGTCAGTCTCGATCCACACCCAACTCATAGTGCCCCGCCCGCGGCCATTGCCCCAGCTTGAGGGCCAACAGGACCACCGGCTGCGGGTTGCATGGCTGCTTGCTGCTGCATAGCCATCTGCTGTGCCACGGCATCCGTACCAGGCATGTGCTTGCCCAGCCCTGGCATGTTCAGCTTCCCGCTAATATCGTCCGCTGCGCCCTTGGCGTCGAAGTCAGGGAACATCTGCTGCATCTCCAGGAGCTTGCCGATCATCTCGACAGACTCAAACACGCGCTTCTGCTGGAGAGCCTCAGATGTCCGCTCCATTGACATAGCCTCGATGCGTACCATCAGACCGTCAAAGGCATTGCGGGGTCCGGTCTTCAACGAGTCGCCACCTGTAAAGATCACCACCTCGCCGTCCTGCGGCTTCAGGAGTTCGTCACCGATGGGAAGGCCAGCGTCTCGCATCATCTCGAGCCCGCTCTGCCTCGCAGCATCGGGGAGGGCGATGATGAAGTCAGGCGAGTGCATGATCTGCCAAGCAGCAACGTATATCTGGCGCTCTGCTGCGCGTTGTAACGAGTTGCGGAGCAGTGCCGTCTTCACACCTGTTGACTTGTCTGCGATGCTCTCAGCGGTTGCTGTGGTGCCCCTGGTGGCTACGCCTCGCAGCGTGTCCGACATGCCTAGCGTCTTGTCAACAGCATCACGGCTCAAACCGTAGGCGCTGACCATCTGCCCACTTGGGCCACCGATCTCGATTTCCTTGACTGCCATCTGTAGGAGTTCCCCGCCGAGGCCCACCTTCACAATGCCGTCCATCTCATCGTTGTAGAGAGCGTCGGCCACCTCTTCAGTGGCGAGTACGTTTCTCTTGTAGCTCTCGCAGGACTTGATGAGTGCCTCGCCAAAGCGGGCATCTCGGTCGATCTGCGGCCAAGCGGCGGCGAGTGGTGCTTTGCGGGATCTGCGACCAGGCTCGGGGACGCATTCGTAGACCTGATACGGACCCATTGCAGGACCGCGGTACACGCGAGGCTTGCGGAGGTCTGTTCCGCCACCGGAGTTCTCGACCATCGTGTAGATCGTGCCGAAGTGTAAGTCATCATCCCCCGGCTTCTCGTCCCCGTCATAGGAGCCAAGCGCGTCGGGGTCGATGTAGTTGGGGACATACATCTGGTGGACTGTGATGAGGTCATCGTCCGTGGTAGTGGATGAGCCTGAGAACGACCGGAGAGCCTCCAGATTGTAGCTGTCATCCTCTGTCGCCACGCGCTTCAAGCGGTTGCGGGAATCCTTCCATTTGTGGCCCATGCGCCTCGCAGCGTCCGTGGTCCGAACGTCCGAGTCGATGAAGAAGTCTGAAGGGTGGATGTAGACGAGCCGGGGAGCCACGAGCATCTCGCCAGCCTCTACCGGACGCCGCTTGCCCTCCCAATCAATCAGGTTGAGCCCGTCCATGTAGCGGGGGGCTGCACAGTCCTCGGACGTGACCATCGTCACACCTCGCCATGCGAGCGCATCGGTGAAAACCTGCTCCCAGATCGTGTTCCACCGCTGCGTCTCCATGAGGGACTCGAGGGCGTACCGCAGGCCGAGAGCATCGTACTGAGCCATGCCAGGGACGCGGCTCTCAACGCTCAGGCTTGGGTTTGTCCAGACGAGCTGGGGGAGCATGATGGTCAGGTATTCCCAGCAGCTATTCGTCGGCGCATTGTCGCGACCATCGAGGCTGAACTGGATCTCCTCCAAGCGGGTGCGGCCACCGCTATCCTTGGAGATGTCGCGCTGCATTGCTTTCCAGCGTAGCTCGCTCGTTTCGTGGAATGGTTTCATCGTCTGGGGCTCCTCCTGGAGCGTTGCCGCTGTTCGGCGGCTAGTTCTTCAAGGTCGCTGGCAATATCTATCATCAGCGGCGTTACAGCCTTCTTGGGCTCTGGGACCGCTAGGTGTTTGTTGCTGAACAGGTAAGACATCACATAGCGATCAACGTCCATCCCGTGGTTGTCTTTGTCTCGTGGCAGCGTCTTGTTCGGGCCGTCATCTTCGCGCCTCTCGTGGTAGACGTACCCGTCGAACTCCTTCACCCCATCGGTGGGGGCGTGGTGCTTGAGAAGGTACTCGTCGGGCTCATGCTGCAAGGCACCGGCAAAGTACCGAAGCCGCGGCTCTCCCGATGAATCGTCCTCGAGTGCGAAGCGGACCATCTCAACACCCGCGAGGATGGAGCCTGGACCTTTCTTGGCGACCTGGGCGATAGGGTGCCCACGGTCGTTCAGCTTGCCGCCGAGCATCTGGTTTAGCGTCACGCTGCGCTCCTTTGGCCCATCGGTAACGATTGCCCTAACGTCATAGTCGTTTTGCAGCTTGACGATAAGCTCGGCCCACCACTGCAACGCCTTCTCGGTCCTGTACCACTCCTTGACCATGAAGGCTCGAGCCCCATCGTCAATCGCATAGAGTCGCACAACGCCGGGGTCGGGGAGGAAACCCCAATCGGCACCGATGACGAAGTAGGAAACGGGCCGCTCTTCAAAGTCGAGAGGCAGCAACTTCTCGGTTCCGAACATCGCTTTGCCGATAGGGACCAGCCACCACTTGTGATGACCTTCCTTGCGCCTTGTGAGCCTGCCATTGACAACGTGCTTGTCGTGCTCAAACGTGGGGTAGACTTGCCCTGATCGGTCAACCCATAGGCCATCAATGAGTCTAGCCTGCTCGTCGGGGGGAAGGCGGGCGAGGATCGCCATGTACTCGGCACCCTGGTCGGTCCAAGTCTCCTCTTCATCGTCCCAGAACTTAGGGTTGTCCCTGATCTTGGTTCGGATGCGATGCATGGCAGTGACGCCGACCAGATCGTCCGCGGTGACTCCCATCTTCGCCATGACATCGGGACTGAGCGCGAGGGGCTCGTTTGCCAGAAGGTTGAGCCAATGGCGACCACCCGCGGGGTTGCAGTCAGCAATCTGCATCGACCACGGGCGACCGAACCGCCTGACGTGGTAGCGGCGTGTTCTAGTGGAGAGTTGGCCCCAGGCTTTGCGGAACCCCTCGGTGGCCTCGACGAACGCGATGACATCGTACTGCGTGGACATGAATCGCTCTGGACTGTCCATGCCTCCAAGGTCGATGCGGGATCTGCCCTCGTAGGTTCGCAGGCCATCGACATCTTCAACCACTCGCTTT